CGCCCGTAGTTCGTATGCAGAAACGGTGCAAGACTATTTCCAGCCGGGGCTTGAATGAGACTGCCGCTAATAGCTGAACTCGACAGCAGGGACGGGACGAGCAACAAGAATGCCCGTCTGACCAATGTCCTGAAAGAGCCTAACAAGAACGGAGACCTTGCGGTAGTTCGCCCCGGTCTTGTGTTTAGCGCACAAGGTACAGGCGTTGGTAATGGTGTTGTCTCGTTCAATGGTGAATTAGTTAGCGTATTCGGTAGCACGTTTAACATCAACTTTGAACCTGGGGTAGCTGATTGGAACAACTACACCACGGTTCTAGCCGGTGTAAATGCGGGTGTGCCGACTTTCGGTAATGATATGTTCATGTCTGTCTCTTCTGGTCGTGTTTCGCAGATTTCAGAGAACGGTGTTACTTGGCAGACTAAGGGAACTATTGGGGGTTCTGCAAATTGGCATTATCTCGCTAGTGACGGAACAAACTTTGTTGCTATCCCGTACAACGTAGGCAATGGGACTACTTATACGTCTAGCGATCTTGGCACTACTTGGACGGCCCATGCAAGTGCGATAGGAATCGCTACGCCCCCAATTTCCGAATGCTCCATATTCTTCGATGGTACGTATTACCTAGCCGCTGTCGTTGATGATTCAACCGTGGCGACTATGTGGAGGTCGCTTGATGGTGCGTCATGGACGCAGACGGGTGATAGGCCGATAGGTCAAGACTCTGCTCCATCCGGTTGGGCGACTGACGGAGTTACTACGATTGTATGTAATCCCGGTGTAGGTTCTGCATATAGTGTGAATAACGGACTTACGTGGTCCCTTTCATCGCTTCCAGTGAATGCCGCCTATGCCGCCTATGGTAATGGTACGTTTGTCGTTGTCGACTCGGTAGGGGCGTATTCCTATACATCTTCTGACGGGGTTAGCTTCAGCACGAATACAGGGCCGACGCTTGTTTCGCCTGGGACAAGCAAGTTGCTATTCAACCTCTCCGAATTTGTCCTTGTAGATTCCGGTTCCACCACGTTTTATACAAGTATAGACGGGGTTGATTGGACTTCGCACACCAATACAAGTGGGTCGACGTATGGGGCTGCTGCTGTTGGTAATGGAGCGATTGTCATGGTGAATACGGTTAATAGAAACTGTGCGACCTACGCTCCTCCGGTGGATAAGCCGACACTCATTTCGTCCGTGTCCGGTAGCAATTTTGACTTCTGCCAAAGCCCACTATGAGCCAGCTATTTTTCAAGACGAAAACGACCGGCTATTACATGGTTCAGAACGCGAACCAGTTGACCTATTCGCAATTGTTTTCTAATGCGGCATGGGTCAGGACTAATTGCACCCTGACGAGCGGTCAGACCGACCCTAATAGCGGGACTGAGGCATTTACTCTTACCGCAACGAACACTAACGCCACAATGCTTCAGTCTGTCGCTTTGACGGATACGCTTAACAGGACATGCTCAATCTACATCAAGCGAAAAACAGGATCCGGAGCGGTTTCTATAACTGTGGATGGCTCCACGTATGTAGCAAAGACGATTAGCGGATCCTGGGCGCGATTTGACACTACCTTGACCGCTTCCGGTACGGTTACTTGCGGAATCAAGTTGGCGGTTTCGGGTGACGAGGTATATATCGCTTGGGCGCAGCTTGAAGATGGTGCCGTATCGACCTATGCAACGAATACGGATAATCGCTACACGGTGACTCAGATTACTGACGTTGATTACCCGAGCAACACGACAAGGGGATGCGCGTTTCTGGATGGCAAGTTCTTCGTGATGTCTCCGAATGGTGATGTCGGGCAGTCTGCCACTGAAAACGCTGCTTCGTGGTCTTCGCTTGAGTTTATTGGTACTCAGATCGAACCCGATACCGGCGTGTATCTTGGCAAGCACAACAACTACCTTGCAGCGTTCAAGAAGTACAACACAGAATTTCTGTATGACGCAGGGAACGCTACAGGCTCAATTCTTTCGCCCGTTCAGAATGCCGCTTTCAAGATCGGTGGGGCTTCTGATGCTTCCTTCAAGGAAATGGCAGGGACGATTGTTTGGGTAGGTCAAACACGGGATGGATTCGGGCGCGGAGTTTTCCGGTTGAACGGAATGGCTCCGGAGAAGATTTCAAGCCCTCAAATTGACAAGATCATCAACGCGGATTCTCTTGATAACGTCTATTCTTGGTCGGCTAATGTAGGCTCCCACATGCTGTACGGCCTGACCTTGGTGGATTCGTCCGTTACATTGGTATTCGACTTCACCACTCAATTGTGGTCATTTTTCACCTACTTAGTATCGTCTGGCGTTACTAAGACAATCACTGCGATTTCAGCTAGAGGCGTGGTGACTTCTGCCGCTCATGGGTACTCAGACGGTGATGTAATCAAAATCTCCGCAAGCACCGCAGACTTTAACGGGTGGCACGTAGTTACAGAGGTAACAATGAACACCTACGCTATACAAGCCACAGGGACAGCGTTTAGCGGTTCGGGGTCTTCTGTCAAGCATACCGAGTCCTACTTCCCTATTTCATCGTCTACATCCGCCAACGGAAAGCAGTACATGCAGCACGCTACTAGCGGGGCTTTGTACGAGTTTTCGCAATCTGTATATACCGACGAAATAGGCGCAATTCCTGCTCGCATCAGGACGCCTAAGTTTGACGGTGGGACAAGCCAACTAAAAGTAATGGGCGGGGCTGAACTTGTTGGAGATAAGGTGGATTCGACGGCACTGATTAGGCATACGGATGATGATTTCGTGACCTATTCCAAGTTCCGTCCGGTTGATCTGAGGGACAACGTATCGAAGGTATGGAGACTCGGGCAGTACGCTCGCCGGTCGTTTGAAATTCTGCACGTTAAAGACGCAAATCTACGTCTGGAAGCACTGGAAATCGAAGGAGCATAAGTATGTACACCGACCCTAGAACTGACGCACAACTAGCGTATGAAGTGACCGGCCCAGGTCAAGTCGTTACGCGAACTCCGGCACAGATTGCCGCTTACCGAGCGCAGCAGAGTGGTGCGATGGGCGGGGCTGGCTCCCTCGGGACTATGGCTGATTGGCTAGGACAGAATCAGGTTAATAACCCGTTCCAACCGGGAACCATGTCTACTGATAACCGATTCTCTTCGGGATTGACCGATGCAGAGGCTAGGCTCCGTGCGCTGCTTGATAACCCTGATTCGATTCAGCAGACGGCGGCTTACAAATTCCGAGTTGGTCAAGGTCAAGAGGCTTTGAACCGGAGCCTTGGTGCAAAGGGGCTTCTTAACTCTGGCAATCGTCTGATGGAATTGACCAAGTTCGGTCAGGACATGGGTTCTCAGGAATATGACGCGCAAGCCAGTCGACTGTCTAGCCTTCTCGGTACTTACGGTCAGGGTTATATCGGGGACAAGAACGCGAATACTGCTGCATTCAACGCGCAATCCGGAGCCTATAACACGGCAGAAGGAAACCGTCTGCGTAACAACGTAGGCATGGCGGGTGTTTGGGCCGATGTCAATCGGGCAGGCTCTCCGGTTAATGGTCAATTCGTATCTAGGACGAGTTCGCAGACCTTGCCGACGAATAACCTGAGTTCATTCCAGAACACGAACACTGATCCGTGGGCTAATTTCAATCCTTACCGCCCCGGTGATGCGGGCGTATATTCGGGGCCATAATTATGTCATTTGCACCCATGCAACAGAATGACCGGATGGCAATGCTTGCCGACCTTTTGGGCGACCCTAATCAGGAGAATTTGCAAGTCGCTAGGGGGATGGTTCAAGCCGACCCAATGCAGGCTCAACAGAGCAGGACTGCCGTCCCTCCTCCCGTCATCCCGCAGAACTATGTCCAACGTGGGAACAATGCACCGATTGACCTAGGCCCTTCGCAGGGGATTCAGTTGGCGCAAAACTCTCTCCCGCTTGATTACTCGCAAGCTCCGGTGGAGTTTGGTGGGCAGAAGGGATACAGGGTAAAGGGAGACCCGTTCACGGTAGTCATGCAGGACGGGACCAAGTTGAGCCTCGGGAACGACACTGCTGCGGCTAGAGCGCGCATGGCAGAGGATTTGAAATTAGCCCAGGCTAAAGCTCAAATAGCGCACACCCAAGCTCAAACAGACCAAATCGGAAAGGCAAACATCCCAGCAGGGTATCGCGCTACGGATAAAGGTCTTGAGCCTATTCCGGGTGGTCCGTTTGACCAGAAGGCGCAAGCACTTGCAGCGCAAAAAACAGCAGGAGCAACGGACGTTGATCTAGCTATCGGTACTCTTCGAGATGCGTATGACCGGCTTGAAAAGGGTGGCGGAATCACTAGCACAAAGAACGAAGGTCTTGGCAATGTACTCCCGTCTATTGCATCGTCAGGAGTTGGTCAGGCGGCTGGAAAACTGTTCGGAACCACTAACCAATCCGCTCGAAATGACATCGCAATGACTCGCCCTGCTTTGCTTGGCGCATTGATGAAGGCAACCGGAATGTCTGCTAAACAGATGGATTCCAATGCTGAATTGAAGCTATGGCTTGCCACGGCAACAGACCCGACGCTTGATGTCGAATCAAACCGTCGCGCTTTGGCTAACATCGAGAAGAAGTATCTTGGAGGTGGTGTTGTTAAGCCTGCGGCTACCGAGTTGTCCGGTGAAGACGCGCAAGCACTCCAATGGGCAACAGCAAATCCTACCGACCCTCGGGCCGCTGCAATTAAGGCTAGATTAGGGGCTAAATAATGGCATTCGACCCTGACAAGTATCTATCCGGATCGTCCGGAGGTTTTGACCCTGACGCTTATCTCGGGGTTAAACCAAAAGCCGAAACTCCGGAGCTATCTGCTTACGATAAATACGTCAAGCCTCTTACCCCTGAAGGAGATTTAAGAGGTTCCGTGTATGGGCGAGTAATGCAGGGCATGGCCGATCCTGGCGTTGCTCTTGTACAACTTGCGGCTAATGCTGTTGGTGGTGGTCGTGACGTAAATCAACGCATTGCTGAAGTAGAGAAGCAATACCAAGCAAGCCGACAGGCTCAAGGAAGTACGGGATTCGACCCTCTTAGAATGGCGGGGAATGTTGCTATTACTGCTCCGCTTGCCGGTTCTGGCTCTGCTGCTACGCTTGCTGGTAGGGTTGGACAGGGTGCATTTCAGGGTGCCGGATTCGGTGCGCTGCAACCCGTTACAAATGGCGGAGAATCGTTCTGGACTGACAAGGCAAAGGAATCCGCTATCGGTGCCGCTGCTGGTGGAGTAATGGCCCCTATTGCCGGTGCTGCTGCTCGAATCATCTCACCGAATGCGTCAAAGAATGCAGAAGTCCAATTGCTGAAAAGCGAAGGTGTAAATCCGACCATTGGACAGACGCTAGGTGGGTGGGCTAATCGCCTTGAAGAAAAGATGCAGAGTCTTCCTATCCTTGGAGATGCAATTACTTCTGCCCGAAAGGGTTCTGAGGAACAACTCAGGAAAGCGGCATACGCACGCGCACTTGACCCGATTGGCGGCAGCACAAACAAGACGGGCCGAGAAGTAGTCAATGACATTGCAAATCAACTCGGTGATTCTTACGAGAAACTAATCCCGAAGCTGTCGGTTGACGTTACAGACCCGACATTTGTTTCAAAGATTGCAAGCCTTCGCCAAGGAGTTCAAAACCTTCCTCCAGACCTTCAGAAGTATTTTGATGGACTTCTAAGTAGGGAGATTGATGGACGAGTTGCGCCTAATGGCGTCTTGTCAGGCCAGAACCTTAAAGACGCATGGAATGCTTTAAGGGATGCAGGGAAGAAGTTGTCGAATAGTCCCGACGCTTTCCAGGCTGATCTAGGCGGAGCAATCAAGCAGACATTCCAAGAGCTAAAAGACCACGTTAGTTCTAGCAACCCGAAAGTATTGGTTGACGCGCTAAAGAAAACAGACCTTGGGTATGCAAATTACAAGCGTATTGAGCGTGCCGCTTCTGGTCTCGGTGCCGACATGGGGAATTTCTCTGCTGCTCAACTTCAGAACGCAGTAAGCGCAATGAATGGGTTTGCCAATAAGGGCCAATTCGCCAAGGGCAAGGCATTGATGCAAGACCTTACAGACGCAGGGAAGTCGGTACTTTCTACCAAGTATCCGGATTCCGGAACGGTTGGAAGGGGTCTAGCTGCCGCTGCTGCCGTTGGCTCTGGGACCATTAGCCCTGCCATCCCTCTCGCATTGGGTGCTGGTGCTGCTGCCTATATCCCCGCTGTGCAGAGGATGCTTTCAGGTGCCGTATCGTCTAGGCCAATTGCAGCCGCCTCTTTAGGAGACCTTGTGCGTGAGATGTACCCGCAACTAGCGGCAGCTTCCGCACCTGCTGCGGTACAGGCTTCCCGCTAAAACTTCTTGTTCTTGTCTCGCCAATCCCTATAGCCAATTTTGTATAGGAGGCGAAGTATCTGAGGCTTTAACGCCCCGATAGTCACGAATATGGCTGAACCTATCACGGTTCGCCAGAATTGGTCATTGGTCATTCTGAAATCATACCATACGAGGAACTATGTCAAATCCGCTTGCTCCGCCCCCTCCGTCTGGTGGCCCTCTTGATGGGTGGCTATACCTCCTA